ACCCGGGCGTTGTCATAGGTGGAGTCCGATGGCTGTACCGAGTAGGTATCCTCGTCGATGGCTGAATCCAGCGCGGTGATATCGACCTGCCAGATCAGCGACTCATTACAGAACCGGATGGCGGCGCTGGATATGTAGGAAAGCGCCACAGCCTCGACCGCCCCCGGAACCGCGATCATGATGTTCGGGAGGAAATCTTCGTAGTCGGTCATTTTTCAGCTCCGCGATTCTTCGGTGAGAAAAGCGCGTCTGTTTCCAGCTTCTCCTTTAACATGCGGGAGAATCGCAGGAAGTGAGAATTAGCCCGGTCTGTCGCCGCGTTGGTTTCAGCTCCGCGCTCGGTCATACGGAACAGCATCCACTCGATCAGGTGTGGAGCCCAAATATCCTCAAGCGTGATCGGATTAGCCGAGTTGGTGATTTCCGCTGGAACCTCAGACTGCAGGATCCGCAGATAGGTGTTCGGGCTGGTCGCTGCCGGCGGGCTGACGTGGAAAACCCGCGGCGATGCCTCGTCGAACATGTATTCCTTGATCGTCCCGGACTTGGTTTCGGCGCGCCAGTTTGGCGAGAACAGATCCTTGTCCTCGCGCCTTACCCGGCGCACGGCGCGCCCCGGGGTGGATCCGGCCGATCCCATGTTGCAGATTACATCCAGCAGGCGAAGCCCGCTGATGGTCTGCATACTCCCCTGCGCCAGCAGTACAGTGCGCATGGCGGCGTTGGCGTCTGGACGCTTCTCGACAATCATGCGCTGCCCGTCATTCAGCCATCCGAGGATCTGGGAGGGGGTCCACGTAATCTGGTCACTGTCCTCGATCTGCTCTGATGCCTGCGCAATGAGGGTGCTGGCGAGGATGGTTCCCATCAGGCGGCGTCACTCGTCAGGTCGACAGCCTTGACGGTCAGGTGATTACAGTATTCGACGATATTGCCGACACTGTCGCGCTTGTCGATCTTGATATCGTGATGCTCTTTCGCCCAGCCTGCCAGCAGATCCTTGGCAGCCTTGGACGGCATACCGTCGACGCTGGGTACCACAAGGGCGGGATTGACCTCACAGGTCACTTTGCTGGTGGTTTCCTCGTGGTCGCCACCTACCTCACCTTCTCCTTCGGCCCTCAATTGTGCGGCTTCCTCTTCCTGCAGGCGCGCGGCCTCTTCGGCTTCCTCTTTCAGGCGTTTCTCGCCCAGCTCGCCGATCGGGGCCTTGACCGGTCCTGTGGCCGGCGGGCGGTTGCCGTAACGCTCGTACCAGTTGTCCTCGTTTTCGATGGACACCAGCTCCGGGCGCTTGGCCAGAATATCGGTGTAGCGGAACAGGCGACCGTTCTCGGGGTTTCCCAGCCACGTTGATTTGACGCGCACCGGCTCATCCGGGGTGAAGGTATCCAGCATCGGGGTACCCTGCGCATCACAGGGAACGAAATCGGCGCGCTTGGCGTGAATCTCGTTGTAAGGGAATACCCGGCCGTTCTTGGTGTTCTTCAGGAACAGGGGTTTCGGCCCTTCGAGTTGTACTGCATGAGTCAGACTCATAAACGTACCTCCAAAAAGAACGGGGCCCGGAAAGGCCCCGTTATGGTTTCAACCCACTTACAGTCAGGTCGGGTCAGGCAGTTGGCCACGCATGTCGAGCCACTTCGACACCACACGGAAAACGGCGGTGTCCAGCGCGGCGTTCGCCAACAGGCTGAACGTCACGTCGGCTGCCGTGATGTAGCCGGCGGCGGAACCAAGGATGGAATTGACCTCGGCGGTGCCCGCATTGCCGGACTGCCAGAGAGTGCCGGCAGAGGCATTGAGGTCGACGCCGTCGATCAGCGAGTCAACGTCGGTACCGGTAACACCGATATCGGCCGTTGCCGCGCCGCCCTCGGCGGTCAGAACCTCGACCGCGGTGGACAGGTGCACGAGGCCCTTGGGGATATCGAACAGCGCGTGAGACTCGCCGCTGGCGAGGTTGTTCGCTGCGCAGTCGATGATTTCCTCGAAGTGCAGGACAGCCGGGGCGCTTGCCGCCGGACCGCTGCGATTCGCGGTGAAATCAGGAGCAGTATCAGCCATAAGTAAATCCTCTATTTCATGAAGTTAAGGGTGAAACGGGGTGGTTTCCCACCCCGTCAGGCCCGGTTACGCCTTGTAGACGTAGCCGTGGGCGATGGACTCGCCCTTGATGACCTTGTAGCCGAACACCTGCAGACCACGCACCAGCTGGCCAAAGGTCGACTCGGCCCGCAGAGTCTCGGAATTGAGCATCTGTGAGGCGAAAGTCAGACCGGATTTCTGGCCGGCGATGATGTTGTAGGCCGTCTCGCCGCTGCCGTCGGCAGTGGTGGCGAGCAGGTTGGACTTGTAGATCGTGAAGTTATCGATCATGCCGATCCGCCCGTTGCGCAGGGTGGACTGGCCGTCTCCGGTCAGGGAGGCGTCTTTCAGATCGGACTTCTTGATCATGCCGCAGGCCCACGTCGGCAGAACCAGCCAGCGATCGGACTCGGGAACATTCTGTTCGTCGAGAACCGAACCAAGATCCACGATGAAATCGAGGACGTTGGTTTTGTCCAGACCGACCGGGGCGCCGGAAGCACCGAGGTTGTAGGAGCTGGACTTCGCACCGGCGGTCGCACCGGCATTGCTGGCGTCTGCATCAGCGTAGATATCACCGAGAACCAGTGTATCGATGGTGATTTTCAGCTGTTCGGAAGCGTCCCGGGTCCAGTCATCCATGAAGGCGTAATCGGACTGGAACTTGTCAACGTCGTCGACAGCGAAGTTCCAATACTTGCCCTTCTCGATGGGCAGTTCCACCGTCTCGGGCTCGGGCCGCTCGGTCTGCAGCTGCATACCCTTGCTGTAGTCGCGGATCGTGATGGTTGGGGTGGTGCGGATAATGACCTTGTCGCCCATCGAGGAAATCTCACCCTCGTACTCGGTATTGGCGATTTCGGACAGGCAGGTAGCGTCGTAGAACTTCACGAGCAACTTGCCGCTCCACACGGCGTTGGGGATGGTGACACCAGAAAGCTGGGGTACACCGGCGGCTGCTGGCAGCATAGGAATTACCTCTTGGTTGTGTGTGCGTCCTCCCTCAAGGCAATTCCTAGCCGGGGGTTACCCCTCGACTACGCGGCCTCGCTGGATTCGGCGTTCGATTGCTTTCGCAGCCTCGTCCGTGTACTTGCCCTTGCTCCAGTCGGTGTAGAACTTCTGCACGTATGACTGGCTGAACGTCTCGGGCTGGGCGTCTCCAACATCCCCACCGCCACCGGCTTCCGGCGCGATCAGGTTGTCGAGTCCACTCGGCTGATGGTTCTGCTGGGTGTTCGCGGGTGTGCTGCGACCTGTTTGCTTCATGAATTCCTGCAAGACGCGCTTAACACCGCTTGCGTTGTTCGCATCGATGCTCTGCTGCAGGACCACTCCCCACTGACGCTGATCGATGGTTTCATCGACCTGCGAGGACAGCCACTGGCGAAATGCAGGATCGGGATCAAACTTCTCCCAAAAGTACGGTTTGCCCTTACCGAAAACCGGGTCGTTATCCAGATCCGCATAGAAACGGGTCTTGGCCGACTCGGTCGCACTCTGAGTAACCTTGGTAACGCTCCCCTTGATATCCGCTATCTCTGAGCGAAGCTGGGCGATTGCTTTCACAAGCAGGCCCTTGTTCATGCGCTTCATGTCGCGGATCCACGCCTCGTCGTAGTTTTCGAGGATCTCTTTGGGAACGTCCGACAGGTCATCGTCGTCGATATCGAGCGTCGAGGGCTGGGCCGGCTTGTCGGCCATCTGTGATCTGAGCTGTTCGATCTGCTGATTCAGCTGGGTCAGCTGGGTTGTCAGCCCGGAAATCTGCTCGCGTTGCTCACTGATGGTTTTGTCGGTCGCCGTCTTGTAAACGGCAAACCGCGCCTTGTAGTCCTCGGGGTCTATCGGTTTTGCAGGCGGCAAGCCGTCTGCGGTCGGGTCACCGGCACGATCAACCGGCTGCAGCCCGCTGGGCGGGGCAGGATCGGAAGGGCTTTCGGTTTCCGTGGTCTTTGCCTTAGCTGCCGCTTCGGCGTCGTCGAGTTGCTTCTGGATTACCTTTGGTACAGCCATACATTCCTCCTTCGAGCCAGCTCAATACGGATTCATGCGTTCCTGCAGAAGGCCTGACACGGCGATTCCTGCGGTGGACCGCATAAGCGAATTGACAGGGATTCGAGGTTAAGGGTGGTTGAGTAGGTCGCTCAGAATGAGGACCGGCCGGAATTCGACCGGTTTAACCTCACGCCTGCGCGCTTTGCTCGCAAGTCTGCAAGCTCGGTTTCGGGATCCGAGAGGACCTCGATAACCGGGAACAGGGTGCCGCTGGCGCCCTGTGCCCTGTGCAACGCATGAACATCTGCTGCGTTGCGCAGTACGTTATCCGCATACGAGGAACCTTGCAGCAACCACTCCACAAGTTTCCGGGTCGCATCCGGATTTTCTGCCCGTAACCGCACAAGGGTTTCGAGCATCTTCTCATCAGGCTCCGGGAGGAACCTGATTCTTCGTTGTTCGACGGTTTCCACTCAGTAGTCGTCGGAATCGCCGTCGTTCTTGCGATTACGGCGGCTTGCAGGCCCGCCCGTTGCCGCCTCGATGGCGTCATCGATACGGTTCTTGCGCCCGCCAAATGCGCGTGTAGCGCGCCCCAACAGGCCACCAGTAGGTGCCGGCCGGGGCTTTTTGTCAGCCTTTTTTTCCTTCGGGTAGTCGAAAAACCCCATAGTTGCGTTCCTCTAGGTGCCCTGCGTGAAATTGAGTACCACGGTGCCGGTATCGCCGAGATAAGCGACATGCTTGGCCGAGGTCGGGATATTCCAGACCTCGACCTCGCCTTTCGCTACAGCCATACCGTCGGCAGCGTTGGTCTTGGCCAGCGCCGCCGTCGCCCCGAACCCGACAAGCGCGTAATTCGTGCCGTCGAGGTTGCGACACCGCAGTTTCTTGGCCCCACCGGCGAGCGCGAACGACTGAGTCGTGATGGTCGTCGTTGCGTTCAGGTTGCCGGTGTAGGCAAGCGGGGTGAAGTTGTCCATGGCTTACTGGTCAGCGAACGCAGGAACAGTGGCGGAAACCACCTGACCGTTCAGGTACCACAGGCCACCCTGACACCACAGGTCCACGAGGGTACCCACGTCCGGGGTCAGCACGTTCAGCGAACTGTTGCTGTTGCCGTCGCCCGCGATCGGCACGACTTCGTCACCGGCGGATCCGGCATCGGAGTCAAGGTGCACAAGCCCGCCGAGGAAATACACGGTATTGCCTTCCGGGGTGATGATCGTCCAGTCCTGCGCGTCAGCCGCGACACCACCGTACTGAATCGGGTAATGCAGGCCGTTTTTGGCCGCTGGCAGGGTAATGGTGCAGTCACCGGTCAGGTCCGGGATGATGTGGACCTTGTTGGTGTTCTTCTCCAGCAGGGTGTAGGTCGTGCCATCCGGCACAACAACGACGCCCTCGGGAGTCTTGACGCGGTTGACGGTCAGTTCGTTGATCGTCATCTGTTCTCTACGCATAGTCCTGTCCTCTTAGATTTTTGGGCCCACTGTCAAAGTGACCTGCTGTGTTCCATGTGGAACTTGTTCTGTTCTGAAACCACCATGCCAAAATAGCGCATGTCGTATCCGGCGATCGCCTCCATGGCCTGCTGGCGCTGAAACGCCAGTGAAACCTCGTTCGGGGGCTTGACCTGCCAGTTCAGCCGGCCGGATATCTGCCAGTAGCCGGCGACGGCCAGCGCCTCGATTTCCAGCTTTGCCTTCTCGGCCAGCGCGAGCGCGCCGCGCATCCACTCGGGTTCTGGCTTGACGCCAGTGAAAAGCGGCCAATCTCCCGAGTGTTTTTCGATCTTCCGGTTGTCGCGTGACAGGTCATCCAGCAACACCCCGAACTCGCTGACCGTATCCTTGCTTGCCCCGGCTGCGGCCATTTGGCTGGCAAGCTGGGCGGTCTGGTGCTTGAGATACGGGTCTTTCAGCGATAGTGCCTTGGTCGGTGTGCCGTTCTCGTCACACGAAACCATGCCGGGCTTGACCGACAGTACCGGGGTCCAGAGGAATACCCGTCCATTCTTCGTGTTCAGCAGGTAGCGCCGATCGATGTGCTTTTCTAGCGATTTCGGGCTGTATCGCACCCGATCAGGCAGGTAATCATCTGCCATGGTGTTCCCCTCCTGTGGTGATTGGAGGGGTGACTATCCGTCAGGCGGCTTGGCGAATCAACCGGGTATCGGTGCCACCAGCCGGATTTCCAGCCTGATCGAGGTTGCGGCTGCCACCCGGCGCCGGTCCTGCCTGTCCACCCTGCATCGCGGCCTGCTGTTGCTGCTGCATTTCGGCCTGCATGGCCTGTTGCATCTGCTCCTGTAGCTTCTCACGGTCGGGAATCACGTCGTCGACGTTGATCTCGAAC